TAAACGACTGTGGAACACTAGGATATTACTTAAGCATTATCGTTCCTTAAAAAAGTATTGCGAAAATGCCATATATGACAAGGAAACTGCAAAAAACGTAGAAAACCCAATTGCAATATTAGATGCGCCAACTATTAGGGAAGAAAGCATGTATATAGATTCAATTAAAAGCAGTGTAGCTAGGACATGTATAATTATGGAGCATGTAAATAAAATGCTTCAGATTTATCAAATTCAGTGCCAAATATCAGACAAACCCGAAGAACATAGGCGTTATCGAGTACTTGATAGCTACCATATCGCTGACAAAAAAATCAAGATGGAAGCTATATGTAAGCATGAAAACATTGATAGAAGTACATTCTATCGGGACATTAATGAGACAAGCGAAGCCCTTACGGCCTTAATATTCGGGGTTGATGGTCTTTCAATGATGCGACAAACGTGAGACTTTTTAGAGATTATTCTGTGGTAAAATAGTATTGTGAGCAAATTGTAAATAGCGGACAGCAGCAAACAGAATGTTTCCCTGCTATCTGTAATTCGAGGACAGTACGATAGTTATGTGCTCGACTGAGGCGGCACTGTAATGGTGTCGCCTAATAATTGGGTGAGAGCCGAATATCAGCTAAGTCGGCCCGGACTGTAAACCCGGAGTCTGCTAGACAGGGTACTGGTGCAACTCCAGTCTCGCCCACCAAATGGATCGTAGCGCAATGGTGCGAAGCAGTCTTGAAAACTGTCGTGGCGTAACAGCCTATAGAGTTCGATTCTCTAGCGATCCGCCAAACGGAAGATTGACAGAGTGGTAATGTGTCTGGTTGCTAACCAGAAGCCATGATAAAACATGCATAGGTTCGAGTCCTATATCTTCCGCCAATATATATTATTCAGCCGTCCGTAACTGGGCGGCTATTTCTATACCTGGAGGTGTGACTATGATAACCTGCTCAGACCTTAACTGCATACACAATGCTGCCGGCAACTGCACTGCGCAGGATATCTCGCACACCTCTGACAGGTTCTGTGTTACTGGTCGCAGGAGGCCGAGGGATGGAACGGTGGAGTTGATGCAGCAGTTTAAGTCTGGCTGCCGGAGTACGCAACGTGGGTTTAAAACAGACCACAGCAAAACATATAAATAATACGGGAACCGCAGGAATAACGAGGTGGTGATTTGACTAATTATGAATTAGCTGAAAAAGATTACATGCTTGGTATGAAGTATAAAGATATAGCTGTTAAGTATGGCGTTACCATTAGTACTGTAAAGTCATGGAAAACCCGCTACAAATGGAACCGCATAGAGAAAACGCATACTAATCCAAAAAAGAGTACGCAGGATAAAAAAGTACGCATTCAAGAAAAAAGTATGCAAGTCGTTGTAAAACCGGAACCTGATGGGTTAACCGAAAAGCAACGGCTTTTTTGTTTATTTTACATAAAAAACTTTAATGCAACTCAGGCAGCTATTAAGGCAGGGTATTCTAAAGAGTCAGCATCCGTTATAGGCTGGGAAAACTTAACAAAGCCTTATGTTCGGGCTGAAGTGGAGCGCCTAAAGACTATAAAGAAACAATCAATTATGCTTACTGAGGATGATATTGTCGAGCGCTATATGCGAATAGCGTTTGCCGATATGACTGACTTTACAGAGTTTGGCACGGAAGAAGTACCAGAGGTTGATTCTGCTGGTTGTGCATTGCTTAATCCGGATGGCACAGTAAAGACCAGAAAATATAATTACATGAATTTTAAGGATAGTAATCAAGTAGATGGTGGCCTTATTTGTGAAGTAAGTCAAGGCAGAAGCGGGATGAAAGTAAAGCTAGAAGACAGACAAAAGGCGCTGCAATGGTTGTCAGATTACTTCTGTATGAATCCCATGAATAAACACAAGCGGACATACGATAACGCAGTGCTGGCAATCAGAGAGAAAGAGCTCAAACTAAAGGAATGGTAAAGTGGCTAAATATTCTATTATAAAATCATTCTACGCTAGTTCTCGATGGACTAAGTTTCGTGCTGCAATTATAGCTGAGCGTGGCATGACGTGTGAGAAGTGCGGTAAGTTAATTACTACTGACAGAGATGCAGAGCTTGACCATATCATTGAGTTAACGCCTGATAATATCCAAGACGTAAACATTACTCTTAACCCTACCAATGTACGCTTACTGCACCATGCTTGTCATAATGTTGTACATAATCGCTTTGGTGGCTACAACAAGGGTAAGCAAGTCTATATAATATATGGATGTCCTGGTAGTGGTAAGACAACGTATGTTAATCAATATAAATCTCGAAATGATATTGTTGTATGCATGGACAGTCTTTATGCTGCTATAACGGGATTACCGGTGCATGATAAACCTGACCAGTTACTGTTAACTATTAAGTCGGTATATAATCTTTTACTTGACCAGGTTAAAACCAGATATGGTAAGTGGTCTACTGCTTGGGTGGTCGGTGGGTATGCTGATAAATACAAGCGTGAGAAGCTTGCCGACGATCTAGGCGCTGAGTTAATTTATTGTGAGTGTTCACGTGATGAAGCTATCGCAAGGATCGAGATTGATGATCGCAGGCGTAATATGATTACTGAGTATCGCGGATATATTGATAAGTGGTTCGAGGGGTACACTTGACCCCCCCCTAAATAATAATTTTTATCCGTTAGGAGACCGGCGAGAGCTCACAATTAAAATACACACTAAAAAATTTGAAAATCGTCCCAGGATTTGCGAAACAATTTAAAACCATTTGAGGTGTTGCAAAGTATTCCGATAATACAAGTTTAAAAGGAGGTATTTTTATGATTATAGAAATCTCTCACTTAACTGCACCGGGAAGCGAAGCTACTATTTTTTATAATAATGTGCGTGACGCGATAAATAGAATGCAACAACATGGATTAACGGTAGAAGTACAATATCAGCAATCAGACACGGTGTTTTCAGCTTTGATTCTTGGCAGGAAAAATAATGAATCATGGTAGACAAGCAGGCCGAATATTTGGCAGAACTGAATAAGTGGACTGAGTTGTTCACGGCGACAACTCCTGAAACGCAAAAGGCCGCCAGTGGTCTGATCGAGAAAGTAGCGTCTGTCCACGCACTGTGCTGGGAGTTAGAGCAGGCATTAAATGTTTCAGGGGCTATAAAAGTTCATCCGCAGCACCCCGAAATGCAAAAAACAATACCAGCGCTGAAAGAATACTCTCGAATGACTGACAACTATGCCAATATACTTAATAAGCTAAATGCTTTGCGGGTTAGGAATACGGTTGAAGAAGATGATGAGCTGGCTGATTATGAGTAGTGAGGTGTCAGTATGGTAGTTAGGAAGACCTGGAACGAATTTCGCCAAGCAGGGCTGTTATGGTGGATAAACATGATTTTACACACCTTTGGTTGGGCAATCGTCGTAAATTTGGGTAATAATGGTGAAGTAATTGAGGCTTATCCGGCACGGGTTAAATTTCGAGGATTTTCAGAACAGAATAATGATGAAGGTTATACTGCTGTATCTGAATACATGAATGTAAACGCGGCTATATTGGCTGATGAATGTCGGGAATGAATACCGAGTATAATGGCACGTGGTCCTGGCTGCTGGAATACATCGATAAATGCAAACAAGGGGAAATCATTGTAGGACGGGAATTGGTACAGCAACATGACATACTGCTGGAACATTTTAACGATCCCAACGTTAAGATTGATTTTACTGAAGCACACAAGCGTATCAAATTTATCGAAACACAGTGCAAGCATTCCGAGGCTCCCTTTGCTGGGAAGCCTTTTTTGTTAATGCTTTTTCAAAAGGCATTTATTGAGGCAATTTACATATTTTATATTTTTGATGAAGAAATTCGTGATAGACACACTGATGAAGATCGCAGTAAAAGCAATGATTTTAGTTGTGCTTACGGTTGGGTAAGAAAATATCAAGAAGTATTGTTTTTGGTAGCAAGGAAAAACGGTAAGACTCCGCTGATTGCAGCATTGTGTCTTGCCGAATTTTTTTGCGGTGATAAGGGGACTAAAATATTATGTAGCAGTAATGATTATGCTCAGGCTGATCTTGCGTTTCAGGCTATTAATGCAATGCGTGAAGAAAACAATACACTCGAAAAAGTCACTAGAAAAAATATCAAGGGAATTTTTTTTGGCAATCCTAAAAATAAAAAACTTAAAGGTAAATTCAGTTATTCCAATAAAGGAAATATCTTAAAAATATCTGCTAAAACCGGCGCTAAAGAAGGTAAAAATATTCGTGTCGGTATGTCTGACGAAATTCATGAAATGAAAGACAAGACGCCTATAATGCCTATTAGGCAGGCGCTATCAACACAGGATAATCCAATTTACTTTGAGCTAACTACTGAGGGATTTGTAAATGATGGTTACTTAGACGAACGTTTAAAAGAAGCTAGGCAATCGTTGGACGGAGAATTAGAAAAACCACGCTGGTTGATATGGCTTTATACGCAAGATAAGGAAACCGAAATTTGGCAGAATGAAGAATCGTGGGTTAAGTCAAATCCTGGCTTAGGAACCATAAAAAAACGCAGCTTTCTTCGAGAAATGATTGAAGAATCAAAAACAAGTAATTCGTCACGTGCATTCGTAATGTCCAAGGACTTCAATTTCAAGCAAAACAACGCTGCAGCCTGGCTTATGTCAGACGATATAAACAACCCTGAAACATTCGATATTGATGATTTTAAGGGTTGTTTTGCTATTGGCGCTGTCGACTTGTCAAAGTCGGGAGACTTAGCCAGTGCAAGAGTATTTTTAATGAAATCCGGCAGCAAGAAAAAATGCACGCTGCAAAAATACTTTATTCCTGAATCAAAACTGGAAGATCTTGAAAAAGATGATTTAGTAAAGTTTAAGGAATGGATACGACAGGATTTAATTATTGTGTCTCCCGGCAATGAAAATGATTTTAGTTTGATAACTGCCTGGTTTGTAAGATTGTATAAGGATTACGGTATTAGGGTATATAAAACTGGTTACGACAAATGGAGTGCGGTTTATTGGGTTAAGGAAATGGAAGGGTTAGGGTTTGACTGTGTACGTGTTGATCAAAGTTTTGGCAGTATGTCTGAACCAATGAAGTTGGTTGAAGCTGACTTGAAAAGTAAGTTGATTAATTATAACTTTAATCCGATTGATAAATACTGTCTTGAGAATACGGCTTTAAATATTAACTCTAAGGCTGAAATAATGCCAGTTAAAATACAGGGCAAAGAAAAGAAAAAGATTGATGGTGCGGTAACTATGATAATTGGTTACCGCATTTATATTGATAACCGAGCCGAGTTTTTACGGTTGGTGGAAGGGAGGTAGCCTGTGAAAAAAATATCGAAAATAATTGATGATTTGTTATTGATTACTGGGATGTCGTTCGTATCGGGCGGCGTTTTTTTAATTTATATTCCGGCTGGATTTATTACTTCTGGAATGTGTTTGATTGGTCTTGGTATTTTGGCGGCGAGGCGGCGATTAAATGTTACTAGATAGTTTATTCGGCAATAAAAATAATAACAATATGACATACGCCAAAATGGTTGATGGAAGTTATCCGATATTCAGTCAGTTTGGAAATAACATTTATGCCAGTGATGTTGTGCAGATGGCTATTGACTGTATTGCTACCGAAATATCAAAGCTTCAGCCGCGCCATATTAGGACAAATAGCAAGGGAATTCAAACCGTTCCGAATAGCAGCCTTAATAGGCTGTTTAAATTTTCGCCAAATCCAATGATGACCACAAGGGATTTTCTGGAAAAAATAATTTGGCAGTTATATATGAACTACAATGCTTTTATTTATCCGACATTTGACTTAGTAACAGATACCCAAGGCAATACAACGCGAGACTATACAGGGTTTTATCCGTTAAATCCTACAACCGTAACATTTTTGCAGGACGAGACTGGTAAAATGTTTGTAAAAATGGATTTTTTAGGTGGTAATAATTTTACCCTAGCATATGCCGATGTAATCCACTTGCGAAAAAAATTTAGTGTAAATGAAATCATGGGTGGGGGACGGAATGGACAACCAGATAATGCTGCGCTGTTAAAAGTATTGACCATTAATGACACAATCACTGACGGTCTAGGAAAGGCGATTAAAACTAGCCTGTCAATCCGTGGAATATTGAAAATTCCCACCATGCTTGACGACGAAAAACAAGTCGCCGAGCGGAAACGATTTGAAACAGCTATGTCAAACAGCGAAAGTGGAATCTTGGTGCAGGATTTAAAGGGCGAATATGTTCCGCTGAATACAGATCCTAAAGTTGTTGATAAAGACACCATGGCATTCATTCAAGATAAAATTTTAAATTGGTATGGAGTGCCGTTAAAAATACTGGCAAAAAACTTTAACGATGATGAATACCAGGCGTTTTATGAAGGAACATTGGAACCCCTAGTTATTAGTTTTGGACAAGCATTTTCAAAAACAGTATTTACGCAGAACGAATTAAACTTTGGTAATGAACTGATATTTTACCAGCGCGACATGATGTACTTAAGTACTGCTAGTAAACTTAAATTGCTTGATACTGCTGGGCAGCAAGGGCTTCTCACTGATGATCAAAAACTTAATATTCTTGGGTATCCACCGCTTGCAGATGGTAGTGGTTCGCGCAGAACGATATCCTTAAATTATATATCGACCGAGATATCAGATGATTATCAGTTAAAACGGGCTGGGGTAAAAGATTCTCAAAGTAAGGAGGAAAAATAGTGAAAATATGGTTAGTACAGCGTTTTGTTGGCGGAGTTTGGGATGAACGCAAGCAAGAGTATGGTTTATGTGAATTTGAAATTACGGGTATCTACGATAGCGAGCAAAAGGCTATCGGGGCATGTCGTGATCATAATTATGTTATTGCGCCAATTGAGTTAAATTACACATTTCCTGATGAACGGGTTAGTATTCCAGAAGCTTATTATCCTTTGGCTAAAAAGGAGAGTGATAAGATTGATAACTAAAGACAGACAGTATAAAAGTTTCAACTTTGAACGCAGAGAAAAAACCGAAGACGGAAAAATGATTGTAACCGGCAACCCTATTGTGTTTAATCGGGAAACCGTTATTTGGGAATATGATGGTGTGCAATACAAAGAAGTAATCGATGCAAAAGCGCTTGATAGTGCTGATATGGGTGACGTCGTTCTAAATATTGATCATTGTGGCAAGCCTGCTGCGAAAACAAAAAACAATACGCTCACGTTTGACAAGCGAATTGACGGCCTGTACATTGAAGCTGATTTAAGCCAAAATGCTACAGGCCGTGAACTTTATGAGGATATTGATAATGGTTTTTATGACAAAATGTCCTTTGCCTTTACGACAGAGGAAGATTCTTATAATCGGGATACGCATACTCGCACAATACTTAAAATTGCAAAGGTGTATGATGTGTCGGCAGTAACATTTCCGGCATATGAACAAACGTCAATTTCAGCTCGTTCCTGGGCAGAGGCCCAGCATGAAATAGAGGTAGCGGAGGCTACGGCGGCGGAGGCTAGCCAAAGAGACGCGGAGGCGACTCAGTTAGAACTTTATAAACTTAAAAACAGAATTTTAGGAGGAATATAATATGAAAAAGAAACTATTGGCAATGTTGCAAGCAAAAGAAGAAAGAAAAGCTGCTTTAACTAAAAAATCAAATGAAAGTCAGGATATCATAGAGGTCAAAGGCATTAATACTCAACTTGAATCTTTGGGTGTTGAAATCACTGAACTTCGCGGCATGATTGACGGTATTCCTGATGAAACCGCTCCGCCTGCAGCACAGCCACAACCTGGTGAACAGCGCAGTGCTGGTAGCCCAGTTGGCCAAGCACAAATCTTAGGGACTTACGGTGTCGGTTCTGGCACACCACAACCCGGAGAACAACGATCCGAGCCAGAAGATTACTACGGCACTATGGAATATCGGAAAGCGTTTATGGAATTCAGTAAAACCGGTAAAGTGCTGCCTGAGCTTCGTGCCGACGCAATGACAGCGGCTACCGATGTATCCGCCGTTATTCCTTCCACGATTCTTAATGAAGTTATCAAAAAGGTTACTGTTTATGGCCAAGTATTTAGTCGCGTTCGCAAGCTTAGTATTAAGGGCGGCGTAACAGTTCCTATTTTATCCCTCAAGCCCACAGCGACCTGGATTGGCGAAACTACTCCTTCCAGTAAACAAAAAATACAAGCAAACACCAATGTATCTTTCAGTTACTACGGCCTAGAGTGCAAAGTATCTACCTCTTTGCTGGCTGATACTGTAACGCTTACCGGGTTTGAAAGTGTTATTACAGATTTGATTGTTGAGGCTATGGTCATTGCTATTGACACTGCTGTTATTAATGGTAATGGTACTGGCAAATGCCTTGGTATTACTGCTGATACTCGTGTACCTGCTGCTCAAATCGTTACTGTGTCTGCTGCTGATTTTGTTGATTGGAGCGGTTGGAAAAAGCAGGTATTCGCTAAAATGCCGCTTGCTTATAAGGCCGGTGCATCGTTCTTTATGGCGTCTGGAACCTTTGAGGGGTATATTGACGGCATGGTGGATGCTAACGGGCAACCTATTGGCCGTATGAACTACGGCATTACTGATGGTCCTCAGGAACGGTTTGGCGGTAAAGAGGTAATTCTAGTTGAAGATGACATTGTCGCTAATTATGACGATGCTGCTGCTGGCGATGTTGTTGCTATCTACTGTAATCTTAAAAACTACGCAATTAACTCCAATATGCAAATGACCATGTTTCGGTATTTTGACCATGACACTAATGAATGGGTGGACAAGGCCATTCTTATTATGGACGGCAAGTTACTTGACCCCAATGGTGTTGTTATTGTTAAGAAGGGGGCGTAATTAATGCGGCCAGGATATGATCCCAAGCTTGGGAGAATAAAAACGGATGCATCGGGCGTGGTATTAGACCGCGCCTTTATTGCTCACCTTCAGATTGCCGCTGCCGATGCGGTAGTCGCTAGCACAACTGGCGTGCATGCTGCCGTAACATCTACAGCGGAGCAGCAAGTCGTAACCACAGCCATTACTAACCCGGCAGTACCACGTAATATTACTGCTACTGCGGGTGGTACCGCTACGGATATAAAAGCAATTCAGGTTATCGTGGCCGGCACGAACTACGCCGACGAGGATATTACCGAAACACTGCCGGCATTTACGGTGGATACTGCTGGTACTGTGACCGGTTCAAAGGCGTTTAAAACTATAACCAGTATTACTATTCCAGCGCATGACGGCACCGGCGCGACTACGGCAATTGGGTTTGGCGCTAAACTTGGTTTGCCGTATAAATTGGCACACAATACGGTGTTGGCGGCTTACCTGGATAACGCAAAAGAGGCTACCGCGCCGACTGTTACCGTTAGCTCGACGGCGATTGAGAGTAATACTATGACTTTAAATACTGCTTTGAGTGGCAAGGTCGTTGATGCGTACCTGATGATTTAAGTTTAGGCGGCGGCTAACACCCGTCGCTATTATTTTTAGGCGGTGATAAGGTGGCAATTTTAACTGATTTAGAAGCCGCTGGATTATTGAATTACGAAACTGTCGAAGATGCGCCAAGCAAAGTGACGAGTGTTTTCCTGCCGGCCGTCGATGAGTTTATTAAAACGGCAACGGGCAAAGACTGGGGAACGCTGACTGAAACATATACCGTGGTTGATCCGGTAGCGAAGATGCTTGCGGGGATATTGTTAGTTAGGTGGTTTGAAGGTACTGAGGAAGTCGGTAAAGCAGGCGGCATCGGGGTAATTGGGTTAGTCGGGCAGTTGAATGCTAAGTACCAGCAGGAGTTGCAGGCGGTATGAGTGTAGCAAAAAAGGATAAAAAATTAATCCTGCAGGAGCCCGTAAAAACGCCAGACGGCAAAGGTGGTTATGTTACGACATGGCCTAACAGTATTACCGTTTGGGCCGAAGCCTGGAAACCGAAAACTGTAACTGCTGATGCTACTGGTACTATGCTTAGCGAGTTAACCCGTAATCATGTTATTTGGCGGCGTTCCGACGTGCGTAAAGGTTGGCGGGTGCTGTATAAAACCCATATTTATAGTGTTGAGCATGCGTATGACTACGAGAAAAACGAAACCATGTTGGTCTGTAAGGAAGTGGTGCGCTGATGGGCAGGGGATTTTTTGTCAACGTTTC